TACCGATACCAGCCCTTTGTGCAACGTATTTGCCAATAGCCATGTCAGAGCTAAAGATACTATCGAGGGTGTCATCAGAATCAACCAAAACACAAGATGCAAATTGACGAATGGGTGTTCTGACACCTGCCATAATGGGCGTTGGAATGTTGATTCGGTGTCTTGAGATTGCGTCGTAGTATCGTCGGACATAATTAAGCCTCTTTTCTTTAGGATATTCTGCGAAGATCGTTAATGCGATCATAATGTACATAAACTGTGGGGTTTCATAAACCTTTCCAGTACTTCTATCTTGTACGAGATATTTATCGACTACTTGACGTAATCCTGCATATGTAAACAAAAAGTCACGTTCATGGTCAATGTAACTATCTACTTTTTCTATTTCTTCTAAGGAATACTTATCATATATTCCAAAATCATATACTTGTATACCTGTACAATTCTGAATATGATTATTCAGATCAGGTAAATCATTTTTTCTTCCATACAAACTTTTTCTAACAGCAAATAGAAGAAGTCTAGCGGCAACAAACTGATAATTGGGATGATCTAAATCAATTAAATCATTAGCTGACTTAATAAGTATCTCTTGAATTTCTCCAGTAGTAATACCATCATAGAATTGTATTCCTGAATTAATTTCTACTTGACTTGCGGATACTCCTGCAAGACCTTCACATGCCTCCTCAACCATGACATGAATTTTATCCAATTCGAGAGGTTCAACTCTACCATCTCTCTTTTTAACTTTTGTTCCGTTACTCATACTTTTTTCCAAGTGTTAAATTTAAGTTTTGCTTCTAAACCTGAGTATGTGTTTGATTCTAACACAGATGACACATCGTGTCTACCAATTATCATATCATTAATATCTTTCTCCCTTATGTAGTTTGGCCAAATGATTACCTTATCTCCTCTATCAATTGTTTTGGAGATTCTGTTACAGATTTCTCTGCTGCGAGGTTCGTTATCATAAATCCAAATATAATTGCTCCAACCAAACGTCCGAATATCAACATCGGAGCCGCACATAGCAACCGAGTTCTCCACGAATGTGGAATCGAAAGGCCCCTCCGTGATATAGATTGGTTTGTTTTTGTTGATTCGGTTGAGTCCATAAAGTTTAGGAGCATCTTCATCTAAAAGAATAGTAATGTATTTCAAATTATTTGGTCCCAGAGACCGTCCCTGAAACCCAAATAAGACGCCTTTCTCATCCCTCAAGGGTATTATGATCCTAGGCTCATCTTTCTTTATATTTTCGAAAGTTTCCTTATGTTTATTAGTCCATTCCATAAAGTTTGGACAAAAATAAAAATCAGAAAGGTTTTTAATCTTTCTGTTAAGGAGATATTGTTTTGCCAAATGTTCTTTATTTAGATCAGCCACACTTGTCAGTTCCGAACATATATCAGTCTTTGTAAACTTAGGTTTCGGAAAGTTAAATACTGGATTAGGTGTGTTAGTGGCCTTACCAGTTAACCCATTCTTATACCTCTCCATGACATACTGATCATGAAGATTATTGTCCTGATCCTTTAAAAAATTGGCTAAAGATCTCCCAACACCACAATTATGGCATTTGAAAATCATATCATTTTTCTTTTGAAAAATATATCCTCTACATTTATTCTTATATTTTTGCGAATCCCCACAGTAAGGGCAACGGAAGTTATATAATCCCTTCTTCTTCTCAGAAAACTTATTGAGTCTAACTGATACTAGACTGATATATTTTGTGTCTATGTAATTCAACTGAGGTTGGTCTGACCTCTTCTATTATACCAGATGTTTGCACAGGTGACAACAATCTTAATATTTTATTTGGGCCTGCAACCTGTAAAACGACCATTATAGTACCAATTATACCAAGTCCCGTCCAAACCTTTCTTTCTAATACAGTCAGTCTTTCCAATACTACCTTATTATCTGCAACCATTTTCACATGCAGATCATCAATTTTTTTAAACAAGACTTCATCAATCTTTTCTTGTTTAACCAGTCGTTCATCATGAACGGCCAACATCTTACTGACATTATTATTAACTTCTACAATCTTTACAATTGCATCATCAATTCGACTGAATACCTTTTCGATATTATCAACCTTTTCTTTTAATACAGCTGTGGTTACTCTATCGGCCATGATATTATCCCACCACATTACTTTTTTTGGCTTTTATCTGCCTCATTAAATCTTTATAATCAACTTCCGTTCTTCTAGCTCTGGCTCTATCTTGATCTTTAGGTTTATCACTTTGAGAAAGAGCAGATGCTTTATTTAAATTCTTAGTATCTTTTGTACTTAATGATTCTTTAATTTTTTTCTTCTTACTCTGTAAAGATTTAGCCCATCTACCAATGGATCTTCTCCTAGAAACTTTTTTGCCCATAACAGGATCAAATCCAGCAACAGGGCCTGCAGCATTAGCGGATCCAGAAAATCCACCACTACCACCAGCAGCATTAGCTACCATCTCTTCCTTAAAAAAGTCAATAACTCTTTTTAATCGATAGTCCATTAGATCATCTTTAGCTCTTTAAAACATTCTAGATCAACTTTTATATCATGGATAGCACCTTTCGGAAATTCAGGAAACCTTCCCAAATAAATGATAAAGGCTTTCATTGCTGACCATAGATCTTGATCTATTTTATAGAAAAGAAGTGGAGTCGCACCATCACCAAAAACATTGTATATACTTATAAAATGATTTAGTAATAAATGAGTTTTCAAAACTCCAGTTTTCTTATATCTACGTAGAAGACGTTTAATGTATTTGAATCGTTTCATATCATCATGAAAATCCTCAGCAGTAATAGCTTGAGGATTTTCGTAATGTTTGATTGCAAACATCATATAATTGTCTTCGTTCAATTCATCAAATTTCATATATCACGATGACTCGTGACTTTATTTATGCAACAACTGTGATGCTTCCACAAGCAGTACCCTGAGCACCAGAGATTGCAACAGCAGAATCAGAAGCAGTTCCAGATGCATCCTTAATAGTAGCACCACCTGGCTTCAGAACATTCTGAGCAGCAACTGTTAGTACGTCATCTGCATTTGTTGCAGCGTTAGCAGCAGCAATTGCAAGTGAGAATACTAATTCATTAGAACCTGTTCCACTTGCATAAACAAGAGTGTGTGGTCCACGACCTGATCCTGTACCTTGGTTTCCGTTAGTAACTGCAATAGTTGGTGATCCAGTAACTGTAACAGGTTCGTTGTATCTAACTCTAACAGATAGAGTAAATCCAGCAGACTTATCAGCAGTTGTTGTGATCCATTCTACGTCAGTAATATCACCAGCACCAATACCAGTTGAAAGACCACCAATACAACATAAAACTTCTGCTTGGGCATTAGCATTACCGTTCCCAGTCTGAGCAGATCCACCTTCAACTACCCATCCACTATTATTAGCAAATACTTCTTTCTTCTGATCGTCAGTGAGCCACTTTGGTTTGGACTCATCCGCATCTGTTTTTCCCCAAAGAGGCATGATTTTTTCCTATAAATTCCTAAAGTTATTTATAAAAAAGGGAGGGTTTACACCGCTCCCAGTCTCATTGCGTTTCTAATTTGTGCAACTAACACATCATCCACGTCATTGTCTGGATATAATGCATACTCCTGCATCATTTCTACAGCAAAAACTTTCATTTGTTTTTTAAAAACTTTTTTCACTAACATAATAAGGATAGGTTTTATTAATAAAAATAAAAAAGTCATTATCCTCCATCTAAATTAACGGGCTTTTATTGCTTTACTTACTTGTTCTAATAGTTTATCATCCATATCAGTCTTAGTTAATTTGACTGCTTTGGAAAGAATAATTAAACAAACTTCAATGAGTTTTTCACCCAGTTCTTCGTTTTCTGGGATCTTATTCACAGCATCGGAAATAATTTTCGTTGCTATTGGTAGTAAAATAGACAGCATGGTCTTATTGAGTAGCTATCTTATATAGAAACTTAACTTCCTGGCAATGATTTTACTTTCTCACCAACTTTACTTTTCTCTAAAGGTAATACACCTTTTCTAACACCCTGAATGAACTTAGTATCCTTTTTAATCTCAGGTAATTTAACTTCCTCAGAAGATACTCCTTTCATTGGATCTGGTTTAATTAGATCTACAACTTCAAATGCAAGATTACCATCTGCATCTTCAATTTCAAGACCCTTTAGTTCGGCACCAAGACTTTCGGCAACCTTCTTGGCATTTGAGTTATCCTTTTTAGAAGGCTTCATACCTCCTAAAAATTTATTAAATCTATCCTCTGCTTTCTTTTTTTGTTCTGGTGTCTGTATATGGCTAAGGTCAGCAGTTCCTTTATAACCCTCATACTTATTCTTATCATCATCTGTATCAGGATTGATACAAACTGGATTTTTAGCCTTTTTCTTCTTAGACTTTTTTCCCTCTGTTATTCCAACCTCACCGATAATCTCTTTAAGGTCTTGTCTCCAATTTGATTGTTCAGAAGTAACACTTCTCTTCTTAATAGCCTTCTTAATGGCCTTATCCTTAGAACCTTTATACTCTGCCTTTGGAGATTCTATTTTACCATCTCCATCATGGTCTTTAGAAGCCTTCTTCCTACTACCACCACCTGCAGCTTGTGCCTTCTTCTCACCTCTTTCCTCTGGTGTCTGACCTTCATCAGTCATTTCAACTGATGCAATCTTAGGATCTGCACGTAGTTGTGCAATCTTATCACGAGTTGCAAAACGAATATATGAAGAATTACTAGCCTTATCCTTCACACGAACCTTAAACTTAGTTCCAGTTTTAGTATCCTTAGTTGTAATCTCTTGGAGATCCTCACCTTCTACTTTAACATCCTCATCCTTTAGATGATCTGCTTTTTGATAAATGGGTTCACCAGTCTTAACATTCTTCTTATCTCTATTTTTCCATGCAGGAGTATTACCAGTCTTATCAGCCTTTGTTAGAACCATAGGTTCTTCTACCAATTCTAAATCACCAAAAAACTCATCCCATTCTTTACTCTCTTTAAATCCCTGAAACTTATTGGCAAGAACAGCTTTCTTACGAGTAGGAATATCAAACAAATGCTGATTAGCTTCTACATATCTAGCAAACTGTTTCACAACCATCTGATACTTTTCAGCAAGTGCAGTAAAAGCATCACTCTTTCTTACAAGAACTTTTTCTGTGACCTTTTTCTTCTTCTTTTTATCAGCAGGATTTAAAGAATTGCCATCCTTATCATATCCCCACTTAGCATCTTCTGTAGCTAAAGTTGAATTAGTATGTTCGTTGATTTTACTCCAAGCATCAACGAATGATTGATGTTCAGATCTAACTTGTTTAGATTCCTTCATTTCCTTAAGAATTTTTCAGTCTTTGCCTAAGTTTATTTATAAGAGGGTATTGTCCAGGCGTCAATCTCTCTAAATTTTTTCTATATCCATCAGTACCTACGAGAGTATTAGGATGGATTTTATCTCTCATAGTCCTTGACATATGAACCTCCGAATATTCATTCAAATCTTTTAACCAAGACTTGAACATAATATTATCTTCAGTAACTGCAATAACATAATTGGCACCTGAACGAATGATCTTACCAATTAATCCGTGGTTAAGATTCTCAACCATATCACCAATACGGAATATCTGTTTTGCAATATAACTTTCTCTAAGGCCATCAAATGCAAGTTTAGGTGCAAACTGCCATGCCTCAGACTTAACCTTACGCATAGCCTTTTGAATAGTATTATAAAGTTTCTTTGTACTCTTATCGTCTATATTTTTTGATATACCAGAACTAAATGTTTCATAATCATCATCCATTGCAGCCTTTCTTAACTTGGAGGCAGACATACCCTCAACGCCTTTGGCAGTAGCATCCCGTTCTCCTGCTGAGACAATGTTAATCTTGTCAAAATCGTATAGCTGTCCGTTGTATTTGTTCGCAAGGTTCTCAAACTCCTTGACCCTATCCGAACCAACCACAACATTGACAGTTTTGTATCCTTTTTCATGAGCCCCTTTCAATACATCAAAAATAGATCTTGTGTTCTCATCATCAACAATAGCATTAGCATGTTTAGGGAACATCTGTCGCATATAATTTATCTTATCTTTAGGATCAAGAGGATTCTTTTTAGCATCCTGTGACCTTGAAGGATAAACTCTATACTGACCACCTTCACCAGCAGTCTTACTTATGGTATCCAAAAGTTTTTCATGTCCTGTTGTTGGTGGATTAAATCTACCAAAACCAAAGGTCAATGAACCACCATCTTTTTTATTTTCTGGTTTCTTTTTCTCAGGACGTAAATCTGCAGGCTCTACTTTCTTACCAGCATTACGATCACCAAAGTACTGTAGTCTACCACTAACAGTTTTAGCAACCAGTTTTCCTTTTTTATCATACCAATCACCATGACCATCACCCATCAAGCCCATATTCTTGGCTTGACTAGATGCCTGTGTCTCAGCTTCAGATAAAAATTGTAGAAGTGTCTTCATATATTTATTTAGTATCCCAATTCTTATCAGTTGTGAAGTTAGCAACAGAAAACTCTAGTCTATCAACCAACTTAAGTGCAGTTCCAGATTTTATAGCAACAAACCCTTCAGGTGCAGTTACTTTATATCCAGTACCATCCTTTAAAAATGTTCCGATACCTTTTACACTCTCCAACTTACGAATAACTATAAGTTTTGCTGCAGTTAAATTCTTATATGATGCAACAGTCATATAAATTGGTGTTTGATTTGCATTAATAAACTTAAGTCCATCCATTTTAACATCTGTCCATTTCTTTTGACCAGAAGCACTCTTCTTTGAACTGATTTCTTTATCAAGTAAGTTATTATAATAAACTGAAAAGTCACCAATAACTTTATTAGTAGTTGGAATAGATGTACCACCTCTAATATAAGTATTAAAGAACTGTTTAAACACTTTATTAAATGCATACTTATCAGTTCCTTGCATAGCATCCAAAAACTTAGCTGCTTGTTTTAAAGAACCTTCTGCCTTATTAACAGCAGATTTAAACTTACTCAATTCTGATGTAGTAAAATTTGCACTACCACTTGTATCAGTAAAGTCTGAAGAAAATACAGTAACATCTTTATGTTTTTGATATGGAGATACATCAACACCAAATCCAGCAGTCATTTCTAGTAATGAATTACCAGTATAAGTTGTATGAAATACAATACCAAGTTTAGATTCATTAACACGTTTTCCAAGATCAGTATCTAATGGAATGGCATACGTAATAGTATTAGGTGTAAAGGCTACACATCTTGTACCACCAACTTCAGTTACAGATTTACTATTTTCTGTATAAAGAAGATCACCTTGTATAACACCCTTAATATCTAATTTAGAAAGATGTGTTAAACACGATTTAAGAATAGATTTCAATCCACTTTCTGGATAGTGTTGATCAATACCTGTAGAAGAAACACAAACCTTTGGATGATCTATATTAAATACTGATTTATTTCCTACAAAAAAATATTCTGTTATAGGATCTATACCACATATAATAGCTGGAGCTCCATCCCATTTTGTAGTTACCTTTACATTATTCTTATCTCCTTCAGATAACATAGATCCTAAAGATCTAAGAAAAGCTATGGATGTCTTTCCACCCTCACTACCATTATTAAGGATATCATCTTCCAGATGTTCTAGATGTTTATTCTTACTCATTATGTTAACTTATAATATACTCCAGATAATGTATGTTGTGAACTAGCATATAGATATATATCCTGTACTATCTCATCTTTCTTTTCAGTAGAGATACCACCACCATTAATTGCATCTATCAAAGTAAGTCCTAAAAACTTTGTATACATCCAACGTTGAGCATGATTCTTCTTGGCAGGTTTATCTTTCTCCTCAGGCTCCATGTAAACTATTTTAGTGATTTCTTGTTCTTTGTTTGTGGTGGACACGTTATAATTAGCAGCAGGAACCTTCTTTAATAGTTCATATATCTCTTCAGCAATAGCTTTCTTTTTACCTTCAATACCACAATCATTATAGAACTGTTGATTATCATTCGCATTGAATGACTTAATTCCATGAGATTTCAGTATTTCCCAAATAGCACCACCACCTATCTTTCCATGTTTTGCTGATGATCCTTTAATTCCAACTTCACCCTGCCAAGATCCTTTTGATCCACTAAAATTTCTAAATTGAATTGATGTATTACTTCCACTCTTAAAATCAATATAAGTATCTAACGTTTTGTAATTAAAAGTGGCTCCTCCATATCCAACATTATCAATATTCCTATCCTTAGTTAAATTCATTGGTTCTATATGTGCTTGTCCTGTTATTTTTTTAAGAGAAACACCAATCAACTCATTCTTATTAAATTTATCTATTAAAAATTGATTAAAATTCAGAACAAGTCTTGCTTCAGCTGCATCTGAAATTTCTGATTCATTAAAATTTTTATTTGTTATCCATATATCAGCTGGATTCCATTTATCCTCACTAGCAGGAACCGAATCACTAATATTTTCTGCTAGAACAGAAACTTTATCGTTCTTTATTCTATTATATGCTTTGTTGATTTCTTCATCAACACCTTTATTTCTGTAAAATTTATAATTACCTCTAGGTAAAGTATCAAATAACTTATTAGCACCACGAATAGAAGATGTCTTCCATGCAGATGACATTGATAATATTTCATCAAGGCTGGCATCTACTTCAATCTTACTATAAGCATTTTCAAAATCATCTTTACTTATTAAAGATTTTTCATCAATTTCACTACCATTATTAAAAACTAAAGCACAATATAAACATTGTGCTGATTCTACAATAGCAGTATTACCACTACCACCACCAGAACCTTTCTCAAATGTTTTAGGAACTGACTCTTCTTTTAATATAATCTTAATTCTAGTTTTATCTTCTACATACTTACCTAGATAAAGATTTAAATAATTATAAGACTTACTAGACTCAGCACGCCACAGATCTAATTTTTTTATTAAATCCTCTCCTACATTTGATTTTTGTCCTCTAGGAACAACTACAGTCAACGTTGCTTTGATTGGAGAAGACTCTTTATCACTAACACTTATATCAAATCCACTATCAAAAAAAGCATAATCAGCTTTCAGAAGAATTTCAACAATATCTCTTAGAGCAAGTTGAGTAACATTATCTAAAGCCATTGTTAAAATAAAACTACTAGTTTTATTTATAGATCACCTTCAGCCCTATTCTCTGACTTATAAACATCAAACTCTCCGCCTGG